CTTGCTTCGTAGAAGAACTTGAAGGGGGATTTGTCATGCTGTTGCCTCTGTTGATTATCCTGATTGCTGTCGTCTGGGCGGCTGCTAACCTCTTGGACCTTCGGATACCCTAACTGGAGACGAATGGTGTCTTCTCTTGTTGTCGAAGTCTGTACTATATCCCGTGTCGAGCCCCACCCCAATGCAGACAAGCTCGATATCTGTGTTGTCAAGGGCTGGCAGGTAGTCACCAGAAAAGGTGAGTTCAAGGATGGGGACACCTGTGTTTATTTCCCCCCTGATACGGTTCTGTCCAAAGAATGGACAGACCGTTTTGGTGTGACTAGTTACTGCCAGGAGCGTGAGCAGGGCATGAGGATCAGGCAGACTAGGCTTCGTGGCGAGCCCAGCTTTGGCCTTGTGGTTCCTAATTTAGAGGGGTTCATTCTTGGGTCAAGCGTGGTGGCCTACTATGGAGCCGTGAAATATGAGCCTCCTGTGTTGGGCATGGCCGGGGATATTCTAGGGCCCAACCACCCGATGTTCCCTTGCTACACAGACATCGAGGATTTGAATAACTTCCCTGATATTCTGCGTCCAGATGAGTTTGTGTGTATCACAGAGAAGATTCATGGGACCAACTGTAGGGTGGGCCTGGTTGAGGGAACCTGGATGGCTGGCTCTCACAGATATCCAAGGAAGATGCCTGAGACCGAGAAGGAGCAGGCTGCGAATTGGTATTGGCATCCTTACACCCTGGAGCCAGTCAGGCAGCTTATACAGGCTGTCTATGATGGGTTCAACGCCAAAAGCGTGGTTCTTTTTGGTGAGACCTACGGGAAGATCCAGAGCTTGAACTATGGGCACCCGAAGGATATCACTTTTGCTGCCTTCGATCTCTGGGTAGATGGCAGGTACATGAATGCTGGCTCGTTTTTCATGCTTGTTGACAGGTTTGGAATCCCTGCCGTTCCCAGGTTGTTTTTCGAGGGGCATGGCTTCGCTCGCTTCTCTCATGATCTTGTAAGGGAGGTGGTTTCGGGAGAGTCTTTCCTGGGTGGAAACATCCGAGAGGGCGTAGTCATAAGACCAATGGTGGAAAGGACTAATGAGAAAGTGGGCAGGGCAATTTTGAAGGCCATCAGTCCGGACTACAGGCTCTCCAAGCACGCTGACAAGGACAAAAAGGACGTATAGGTAAGAATATTTTCCTTTTGCTGTTGACTTTCCTCTCCGGGTATGCTAAACTCTAGGACACCTGGGGAGAAAAGGAGAAAGGTCATGGTGCCGAAATACCCAAACGTGAGAGTCAGGCTGAGCCACCGGGATGGGAATGCCTTTGCAATTATGGGGGCTGTAGACAAGGCTCTCAAGAAGGCAGGGTGTCCTGAGGCCGAAAGGGACACCTTCCTGGACGAGGCCAGGAGCGGTGATTATGATCACCTGTTGAAGGTCTGCATGCTCTGGGTGCAGGTGGACTAGCTTTTTACAACAAAAGGAGCGGGAAATGATGAAAGGCATTGAGGCTGCAAAATCTGGGGGTTGTGGAGGCTTTTTTGGATGCAATGAGGATGAGTGGTTAGGCCGCTCGCCGCCACGGTGTCTGGAGTGTCTGGAAGAGGGTCTTGCTTTCGATGCCGAGATGGAATTTGGTTTCCATGATGACCTCGAAATGTCACAACATATTTTCAGAACCATGAGGGAAGAGGAAGAACAAGAAGCACTTGATTTCCGTGCCGAGAGGGAAGCTGACCAGTATGAATAAGGGTATGCTTTATTGTCTTCCTGTCCTTCAAAGCATACCCTATTGCAGCAGCCTTTACAAGAGGAAGAATGAGAAGCAGTGGACTAGGGCTCTTTTACAACATGGGGAAGTAGCTCAACGGCAGAGCAGCGTTGCCCCCTGGCTGTCTGGCACCCTTTCTTGATCAGGTTGGGGGATCTGGACAGATGCTGAGACTGATCATCTTAGCAGGGCTGCGTATAGAAGCAGGTTCAACCCCTGCCTTCCCCAACAACACGATCCAGGGTAGCTCAATGGTAGAGCAACTCGCTGTTAACGAGAGGGTTGGAGGTTCGAGCCCTCCCCCTGGAGCCAAAAAAAGAAGTTGAAAACGCCTTGCTTTGGGGTATACTGAATAGTCCAAGCGAGGGATCGGGAACCTTTTTAGGGGATCGGGCGATGAGTACTTCAGAGATCAGGTTTGAGGATTACGAAGACCTCCTGTGGTCGGAGGTGAATCGTGTTGCAGGCAAGTTCCGAAACTTCACCCTGATTGACAGGGATGATCTCTTTGGAGAGGCGTGCTTGGTCTTTACCAAGTGCTTGCAGAGTTGGGTGCAGGACGAAAGCAAAGGCCCTACCTACCAAACCTTCGCTTCCTATCTCATTGTGTGTATCCGCAAGAGGTGGAACGAAAATGTGCTGCGAGATCTGATGCGTAGACCCAGAGATGGGGCTCAGAGGATTGGGGAGGGCAAAGTGTTCAGTCAGTCTTATTTGTGCAGGCCCCGTGATCTTAAGACAAAGGTGTCTGTTCATACTGACCCTGCTGAGGATCTTCAGGAAGAGTTCAGGATGGGCAGGGGTTCTCTTAAGACTAGGACGCTAGTGAAAAGAACAGATGACTACCCAGAGATGTCCGAACGGGATCCCGGCCTGGACCTGCTCCTCTGCCGTGGAGAGATCAGTGAGACCGCGTTCAAGGTCCTTACTACTCTCAAGACCCCTCCTCCTGCCTTTGTCAAGCAATACAGGGGGCAGTTGCAGGGGCGTAGGCTGAAGGGCTGTCTGATGGACTTCCTGGGTCTTACTGACAGGGACTGGAAGGGTGTGGTCGCAGAGTTGTCTGCTTTTGCTGGAGATACTGTAGCTACTGATGCTATTATGCACCTGCGGCTCATTTAGGGCACTGAAAGATCAGGTAGTTTCCAACCACTGGAGCAGGCGGATAAACTCCGTCTGCTCCTTTTTTTAGGGTAGTAGTTATGTTGATCGATGCTAAGAAGTTCAGCAAGGCTTTGGCGATGGTAAAGAAGGTGGCTAGTGCTGGCTTTGGGCCTCAATGTGGGAAGATCAGGTTGAGGGGGGATAGGCTTGAGGCCGCGTCTTTTGGTGTGAGCATTTCTCTCTCTCTGGAAACGGAAGCAGATTTTGACTGTGTGCTTCCTGTGGATACTCTGGTGGGCGTGGTAAAAGGGTTGAAAGGCGAGCTTAGCCTAGCTCAGGAGAAGGGATCGATCCTGCTTGAGTGTGGCAAGCACAGGTCTAACATAGCGACCGAGAAGCTCAGTGACTGGAGGATGGTTCCTGCGGGTGATGGGGAGGAAGCTGTCCCCGAAAACCTTGACAAAGCACTGGCTTGCTGCCTTAGCGTGATAGCTAAGAGCGAAATTAGAAGCCACTTCAATGGTGTTTCTTTGCATGAAAATGGGACACAGTTGGTTGCGTCAGACGGGTTTAGGGTGGTCAGATACACCCTGGAAACGGGCCTGCCAGTCAATGATGTGATCTTGCCAAAAGCGTTTGTGGAGGTTGTTAGCAAGCTAGACAGTATTAGTAGCCTGTCTTATACTCCTGAAAGCTTGAGTGTGCTTTCTAGATCAGAAACCATCTCAGCACCAACTATTGTTGGCTGCACTTTTGTTGATGCTGTGTTTCCTAAGGAATGGCTACAGTTTTTCCCAACAGAAGACAGGGGCCAGTGGGTGACGCTGAACATGGCAGGGGGTATGACAGACTGCTTGAAACGAATGACTCTATATGAGACGGCAGATTTGTACTTCCCTGGGGTAGACTTTAAGCTAGAGGGAGGTGCCCTGTTTTGTAATTACAAGGGCAAGCGTACAATCGCAGAGGAAGAGATTGCGATAGACCCTCCTTACACAGGCTTGCCTTGGGAATGGTCTACCTATCCATCCTACTTGCTGAGTGCTTTGATGTTGTCTCAAGGCAGGTTTACGATAAGACGAAGTCCAGATCTTGTGTGTGCTAAGAGCGAAACCGACCCTGTAGAAGTACTTGTGAGCGTTACTGCTAATGGGTAAATCCCTAGCGTTCTATTTGGATCCGGATGCAGCCTGGGAAGCAATGGGTTCTACGGGCAGGCCAAACCGTAGAAACATTTCAGGCCCCAAAGGGGGTTGTGAGGGTTGTGTAGGCAAAGATTTTGCCAGGGCCCCAAGAATTCCTGGTTTTGGGGAGAAAACAGGGCTGGTTATAGTGGGTGAGGGTCCTGGCGATAGCGAGGACAGGCAGGGCATTCCTTTTGTCGGGGCTACGGGGAGGTATCTCAGAGAGGTTTTGGTTGATCTAGGCATTCATATGGATAAGGACTGTTTCAGGACCAATGCTTTACAGTGCTATATTCCAAAAGTCAAAAAGACAAAGCAGGTCTTGGAAAAGTGTAGGGCAAACTGTTTGCACAGGCTGGAGGCAGAGCTACATAAATTAGAGCCTAAGCTGATTCTGTGCTTTGGTGGCCCTGCGGTCAAGTCTGTTTTGAGCCCACCTTTCGGAACACAGATCAGCAAGCTTCGAGGCAGGTTGATCCCCTCCCAAAAGTATCAATGCTGGGTGGCGTGCTTGTTACATCCCTCTTACATTCTCAGGCAAGTGCAGATTGCTTCTGACTTTGGTCAAGAGAGTGATATGCCCAGCCTGTTCCGTCAAGATCTGAAGAATGCTCTTAGATATCTGGATATACCTATTGATGAGGTGCCTTACTTAAATCCGGGAGAGTTTGAGTATGTCACTGATGCAGACGAGGCAATAAGGATTCTGGAAAGGCTGTCAAGATCTGATAGACCTGTGGGGTTTGACTATGAAACCAGCCATACTCAGCCATTCAAGGATGATTTTACACTACTGTCTGTAGGGCTGGCAGTCGAGTCAGAAGACGAAGAAATGTCTCGCTGGTTTATACCTCTAGACTACAGGGGGCACTGGGCAGACGAGCAGCTAGAAAGTATATACAATGCTCTTAGAGGCTTTTTGCAGTCAGACTGTAAGAAGGTCTGCCAGGCCATGGATTTTGAGTACAAGGCTTCTGTAGCAGTGCTTGGTGTAAAGCCTAGAAACATAGTGCATGACACTATGGTAGGCGAACATGTCAGGGACGAGAGGAAGGGTTGTTGCAGTCTGGAGTTCCAAGTCTTCACGTCTTTTGGGGTCACTTACAAGAAGGGGGTTTCGTTCAAGAACAAGAGTCATATGACTGCTCTTGATTGCCTCCCCTCCTACAATGCCTTGGATGCTGGCTATACCCTTCACCTGTACAAAAAACAGGTTCGTGAGTTGCTGAGCATTCCGAGTGTTTATGATGCTTACCAGTTTTTCCATACTGTAGTGCCTGTACTGTCCAGGATGTCTGAGGCTGGAATTAAAGTGGACAGGGTTTTGCTAGAAAAGATGCAGAGCGAAGCTGAAGAAGAGACTGCTATTTTACTAGAGGATTTGGCAAACCAGCCTTGCGTAGCAGATTTGGCTGAGGCAAGGAAGAAAGAGGTAAATCTGCTAAGTAATGATGATGTAAAAACAATACTCTATGATGTTCTTGGCCTTACTACCAGACAGAAGACAGAGGGTGGGGACTACTCAGTTAACGAGAAGGCTCTTAGCGGTCTGCTTGGGAAGAAAGCGCTTTCTACAGAGGCCAGGGTGTTTATCACGGCTGTTCTCAGGCTACGTAAGCTCTGCAAGTTTTCGGGCACCTACACTAAAAACCTGCTTGACCTGTCAGACGAGAGAGGGCATCTACACCCATCTTACCATTTGCATGTGGCCGAGACCTACAGGTCTTCCAGCAGCGATCCTAACTGGCAGAATCAGCCTATTCGTGATCCTGAGATGAAGAAGATCCGAAGGGCAGTGGTGCCTTTGCACGGTGACCTTTTTCTGGAGGCCGACTATGCAGGGGCAGAGGTGCGTGTATTGGCGATGTACTCTCAGGACAAGACCCTGACTACTTACCTGAATGAGGGGGTAGACTTTCACCGAATTTGGGCGAGCAGGATCTTTGCTGTTCCTGAGGCCGACGTTACCGATGAACAGCGTTTTCAGGCGAAGAACTTGTTTGTCTTCCCATCCTTTTATGGGGCGATACCCGCCTCCATTGCTCATAATTTGGGTATGGATGTGGGCGATATAGCTATTCTCCAGGGAGTGTTGTTTCAGGAGTTTCCTGGGGTAAAGAAGTGGCAGGAGGGGGTGCTTGAGGAGTACTTCAGCAGGGGCTATGTAAGCACCTTCATGGGTTTTCGCAGGAGAGCCCCGCTGTCTATTAACAAGGTCATCAATATGCCTATTCAGGCTACGGCTTCCCACCTGCTATTTGATGGGCTGGTCAGAGCAGACGACCTGTTTACAGAGTTCAAGTTTGGAACCAGGCTGGTTGCTCAGATTCATGACAGCGCTCTTTCCGATACCGTTGAATCTGAGCTAGAGGATGTGTTTGAAACCCTTAGGGCATGCCTTGAGACCAAGAGGTTTGACTGGGAAGGGAAAGTTAAAATGAAATGTGACTGGAAGGTGGGGTATAACTGGTTTGACATGGAGGAACTGCTATGAGTAAACCTTTGTTTGTTAGGCTGACAAAGAAGCCAGTGGGAGCTTCTAAAGACAACAGAGGAGCTTCTAAAGACAACAGAGTTGTTTTTTTACAGGTAGCCCATATCCGTTCTTTCGAGGCTTATGGAGAGGATGATTTAAGCACCATACTCTATATGGTTGGGGAAGATGTCATTTTTATTGTTCAAGAAACTACATACGAAATCTGTGAGTTGATAGGAGGAATAGTTTAGGTGGACAAGGAGCCTTTCCCCCATTCAATTTCCCTATTACCCACAAACCTAGCTAAAGGGTTTTGTTTATGAGTCTTATTGTTGAAGTCAGGCCCACCAGCCTGGACGGGGTTTTTGGTAATGCAGAAACCCTGTCTTCCTTGCAAGCTTTACTAGCCAGGAGCAATCTGGAAGCCGTCCCTCATGCGTTCCTTTTCCATGGCCCTCCTGGGTGTGGCAAGACTACACTGGCTAGAATCATGGCGAGAGAACTGGGCTGTTTTGACACCAATATTGTGGAGATCAATGCAGGGAATCTTCGGGGCATTGACATGGTTAGAGAGACCATTTGCTCTCATATGAGCATACCTCCCTTCGGGGGTATAATGGCCTATATCATAGATGAATCTCACGCTCTTACTAAGCAGGCTATGGAGTGCTTGCTTAAGCCCGTAGAGGACGCTCCCAGTTGGTGTTACTTCTTCTTTTGCACTACGGACCTTAGTAAGGTTCTCCCTGCCATAAGGAACAGGTGTTCTGCCTATACAGTCAGTCCTATCAATGATGATGAAATGATTGAGCTTGTCCTTTTCGTGATGGAGACAAAGGGGATAAGGGTTGAGGACAGCGTCATCTCTGCCATCGTAAAAGCGGCGGCGGGCTGTCCCAGGGAGGGCCTGAAGTTTCTAGAACAGGCCAACGGGATGGAGCCTGCTGTTGCTACCCGTTTTTTGGCTACGGTAGAGGGAGAAGAGACTGAGTGTATAGATATATGCAGGCTGCTGGTTACACCAGTGTTCGGGCATAACAATGAGATAATGGCCCGTTTTGTTTCTTGTAGAACTAGCTATGAGGGAATAAAAAACAAGGACCCAGAAGCCCTAAGACGTAGTATCTTGGGGTATATGAAAGCATGCTTACTGAGAACCACTAGAATAGAGGAAGCATCCAGGTATGTGAAAATCATAGAGACCTTTGCTTGTGTAAACCTGCTTTTTGGAGGCGAGCCTGCTTTTATCGCTGCACTTTTCAAAGCTTGCTCATTATGAGGTGATTATGGAAACCATTGGCTTGATTTTGAAGATAATGGGAGGTTGGCTGTTAGGAACAGGGATGCTTGGTATCAGTATTTATGTGATTTTCCATTCTGCCAGTCTAGGCTGGTGGGGAGGAATTTTGTACTTGAATAACAGGGCTCCCCAAACAATGCAAACCCCCCCAAAAGGAGATGGCAATGTCGCGTCTTGACGCTATTCGTAAAATGATTGTGGACAAGGAAACAGGCAGGTCTTTCAGAGGCAAGAGTTATATTAACGATGAGCTATTAGCCGAATGGCCGGAAGGACCAATCAAAAAGTTTCGGTCACAGGCCGGCCAAAACTTCATCAAGATCTTGCCACCCAGACGAGTGGACGCTTATTATGGAGTTGCTCTGTTTGTGCATAGAGAACTTGGTTGTAATAGTGACTCCTTTATCTGTCCTAACATGACCAGAGGAACGGCTTGTCCTGTCTGTGAGTTTATCAAGAAGATCAAGCCAACCCTGGATCTTACTCAAGAAGCTGCAAGGGAATTTATTCGTAAGTTGAGTTGCCTGCCTCCACGTTGGGGTTTCTTCGTGGTGAACATGGCTAGCGACGATACCATGGTAGAGGGGCCTCAGTGGTATGATGCTCCCCAGACAATCAACGATCAGTTTCTAACTCTTTCAAAACACCCCAGGACCGGAGAGGTTGTTGACTTGTCCGATCCAAGAGAGGGCTGGGAGTTCAGTTTTGTGCGTACTGGTGAGGGCATGAAAACTCGTTATTCAGGCTACAGGCTGGGCAAAAACGAGGCCTGGGATGATCGCTGGTTGTCCATTCCTGATTTTGATGAAGTCGTAGTAATGTCTTCCTATGAGGAAATTGACGCCGCTTTCGACGCTGGGGTGCTGGATATCCCAGGAGCAGATCCTGAGGAAGTTACATCTATGCCTTCTCGTCTCAGCAGGGATGATAAGGACAGCAGGGTTGGTAATGATGATCCGCCTGCTGGCAGGCCACAGACCTACAGGCAGACCAGCGGGGTTGACGAGGTTCCCGATAACATGACCTTTCGAGACCAGAGACCGGCGGGAGATACTGCAACTAGGGCCCCGCGAGAAGACGTGGGCAGACTTCTTGAAGAAGAGAGGGCTACCACCGGAGACGACGAGGGTGACGGTGCAGATAGCAGGCTTAAGAGAATTAGAGAGAGAGTAAGCCGTCGTCTAGAGCAGTAACCAGGACCAGGGGGGAGGGGTTTATCTCCTCCCCCCTTATCAGCGTAGGAGCTAGTAATGCTGAGAGTTCTGGTTGGTGATAGTAGGGTGAAGGCTAGTGAGCTAGAACACGATAGTATACAGTTAATTATTTGCAGCCCACCTTATCTGAATCAACGAGACTATAAAGTAGGCGATCTTGTGTGGGGAGGGACTCCCTTATGTAATCACCAATGGGGAGAAAAGCTTACAAATCCAGCCAGGGATGACAGATCTCCTGCAAAGATGAGGCAGGATGGGGCTAGGACAGGTAACAACATAAAGAAGACCAAGTTCAACCCCAAAACCTCAGGGGCTTACTGTGGCCTGTGTGGGGCGTGGAGAGGGCCTCTAGGAGCAGAGCCTGACCCCTGGCTGTATGTGGAGCATCTGGTTGAGGTCTTCGAGGCTTGCAAGCCTGTTTTGAGACCAGACGGACAGCTTTGGGTCAACCTGAACGATGGCTGGTGCGGTACTGGCTATGGGAAGGGGACGGGGAATTTTGCCCACAAAAGCACTGATCATTGTATGAAAAAAAAGATGGCTGTGCCTGAGGGCATGAAGCGAAAAGACCTGATGGGTCTGCCCTGGATGTTTGCTATGGCTATGCGGGACGCCGGTTGGTGGTGGAGGGCATGGTGTCCCTGGCTTAAACGTAGCTCTATGCCCGATTCTGCCGATGATAGGCCAGGAAATGCGTTAGAGGTCTGGTTGCAGTTTACTAAAACAGATACCTATTTTCATGATGTGGATGCCGTTAGGCTCCCTTTGTTAACTGCCGATGGATTAGGCAGACGCAGAAGAAACACAGACTGGTTTTTTGAATCTTTAGAGCTTGTCATTGAACAAATGGAAGATGAGCTTCTCCAACTGAAGCAGGCTGTAAAGAAGGGAGCCATTACAGAAGGAGAAAACCTGCTGGGTCTTGTTTTCAACCCCGGTGGCGGGATGGATGAGCATTTTGCCACTTACCCGCTGGATATGATATTGCCTATCATAAAAGCGGCTACGTCTGAGCATGGGTGTTGCCTTTTTTGCAAGGCTCCTTATACCAGAATAATTGTCAAAGCCAATGACCAGGATCCTGCTATAAAGGAGTGGAAAAAGCGGTGTGGTTCTGATGTAGATGGGGTATATACTGGTAAGGATGCACGGGATTTTGAGTCTAGCGGGGCTCAGTCTCCTGCTTCAGTAAAAGCCAATGTCCTGGCTAATATGGGTAAGCGGGTGCAGATAGGCTGGAGACAGACTTGCTCTTGTGAACTAGCCGAGCCCGTGGCCTGCACCATACTGGATCCTTTCTGTGGAACAGGGACCAGTCTAGTTGCTGCTAAGACGATTGGGCTTAGTGGTATAGGCATAGAAATTGGTGAGCAGCATGCTGAGTCTGCTATTAAACACCTAAAAACCTGTTTTGGGCCACTCATTACTGTTACCAAGGAGTAGATGATGGAAGAATCTAGACAAGCACAGCCCAGACTTCGGGCACAGTTCTCTCTAGGAGATGCCGAGTTTGATAGTGCCCTTAGAGATTTAGGGAACAGTACCAGGATTGACATTCACAAACTAGAGGGGGAGTGTGCCGACCAGCCAGAGCTTTATGAAACGGCAGCTAGGCTTCAGACAATGGCTAGGATAGAGTACACTAGGGCACAATTACGCAGAGATCAGGTCAAGGCCGAGGTTGCTTCTAGCATACGACGAGACCCTGTTTCGTTTGATATAACTAAGATAACTGAGGGCACCGTTTCTGAGAATGTGACCACCTCTGCGGAGGTGAGGCAGGCCGAGGACGAGGTCATTCAGGCAGAAGAGGCTTATCGGTTGGCTACAGGCGTTCTTGGAGCTATGGAGCAGCGTAGGTCAATGTTGTCTGCCCTTGTTGATTTGTATGTCCATAACTACTACATGGAAACGGATGGCGGCAAGACACCCATGTCAGATTCGGCACGGGACAAGATCATGGACAAAATCAGAGAGGCTAGAAAAGAAGAATGACTAAGGAGCAGACCGATAGGCTGCGAGATGAGCTAACAGAAATAGGTGATAAAGGTTTTGCTACAGAAGTAGATTTGTCACCTGTTATTACGTGGCTAAGCTCAGGCTGTACTTTGCTTGACCTGGCCCTGTCAGGAGGCAAGGCCAATGGGGGCTTTCCAGCAGGCAGGATCAGTCATATTTATGGTGCAGAGTCTACAGCTAAAACGGTGCTTGCAGCAGAGCCCTTGGGGTCTGCCCAACGGCAAGGAGGCAAAGGGTATCTGGTGGATGCGGAGTGGACATTTGACCTGGAAAGGGCCAGGTCTGTTTACGGAGTGAATGTTACCGACCCAGCTATTTGGGAGCTAAGCCGTCCTTCTTGTGTCGAAGAGCTTTTTGATGATGTCATTGATGGTGCCCTGACAGAGATTGAGAAGGAAGGCATTCCCATTGCTGCTATGTCTATTGATTCCCTTAGCTCTCTAAGGTCCAAAACAGAGGCGATAGATAGCAAGGGTAAACCCGTCAAAATCGGTGAAATGGGTGGGTATGGTGCTTCGAGGGCACGTAGACTAAGCACGGCTTTCCGGATAAAAATACAGGATATTGCTGCCAGCAACCTGGCCCTGATTTTTGTTGATCAGGCCAGGGACGATCTTAGTTCCCCTTACAAAGCGGAGACTACAGCTAGTGGTAGAGCTATCAAGTTCTATTCATCTGTCAGGTTGTATCTGAAGTATAAGGGTATGCTAAAAAACAAGCACAAGCAGCCTATTGGAGTAAATCTCGGGTTTAAGGTAGAAAAAAACAAAGTAGCCCCCCCTTTCAGATCGGGTGAGTTTGAACTATACTTTGATTATGGTATAGACGACGTAGGGACAAGCCTGAAGTGGATTAAGTCGGTCACTGCTCCATCCAGCAGGAAGTGGGAGTTTGATGGGCAGAGCTATTACTTTGACGATATGGTAAAATATGTAGAGGATAATGATAAAGAGGCGTTGCTGAAAGAACGGATGGTTGCTGTGTGGGCAGAGGTTTTTCCTCCTAGCTCAAGGAAACCCCGGAGCAGGCTGTGACTAGTGTTGAGATCTCTCTCAAAATCGAAGAGCTTGATATCTTGTCTTACCTGGACTTGCATGGTATAGCTTACCAAACAGCGGGTAGGAATGTTGGTGTCGCATGTGTAGGGGTTTGCTGCCCTGTCTGTGGTGATTCAAGTTACCACTGCGGGGTTTTTCTGGACAGGAAGAATTGGTCATGTTGGAGGTGCAATGCTAAAGGCTCTTTGTTTGATCTTATGGTGGCCTACAGCAGCATGCGTTGGGACGAGTTTCTGGATTCTCTGGGTGAGGTTGTTGTCAGATATGTGTCTGTGGAGGAGGCAGTGAAAAGCAAACTGGAAGGACCTAAAATTTTGGAGTTTGGGGGGTTGATAGTAGAAACACAAGCCCCCCCATTGCCTCCCAGCGTGCCTATAACAGAAAAGCTTCTCAGCACTTCGCGGTTGCTGAGTAGATTTTTTGAAGAGAGGCCACACCTAGACCTTTGTTCTGTAGCACAAAAAGGTGGCCGTTTTTGTTGTTCAGGTAAATATGCAAACAGGCTTATTTTACCTGTTTATAATAACAGTGATGTCCGAGTATCTTTTCAGGCCAGGGACCTGACTGGACAAGCAGAGGCTAAATACCTGGCTCCCAGTATGGCGCTAAAGTCTCATTTGTATGGTGAGCCAGATGTGCGGAGAGGCATGCCCTGGCGTCTTGTTATTATGGAGGGCATACTGGATGCTATTGCTGTTTATGATCATCACGAGTTTCGATCAGCAACAGTGGCTACCATGGGTACTCAGGTAACCTCTGAGCAAAAGAGGTTGTTGGTTCGTCTCATAAGGGATCTAGCAGGCTACAAACTAAACTATGCCCAGGCTTGGTTTTCGGAGGATTCTCCCCATAGGACCGAGGGTCTGGAAGTATATTTTGCTTTTGATGGGGATGCTTTTTTCAAGTCTTTGGAGCTTGCCCAGGAAATGAAGCTTTTGTTACCTGGTAACACAACAATTGCTGTTTTTCAATTAGAGGAAGGAGATGACCCCTGTAGCATAGGGGGAGATAACCTTTGGGAAAAACCAACAATTCTAATCAACTGATAGCAGAGCATCAGCTAGCGCTGCACAAGACAATAAATATTCTGGCCTGGGCATTTGGTAGGCCCTGTCCTGGGCTAGAGATAGATGATCTTGTCCAGGAAGGCTGGCTGATTCTGGTAAAAGCTATAGAGAAATATGACCCTGAAATGGGGACCATCAATGCTTGGGCAAGTACTGTTCTAAGGAACCATTTCTGCAAGCTTTTGACCCAGCATTCGAGTGAGTGGAGTGCTGTAGAAGACACGGGTACAGAGGAGGATATGCTAGCCCTGATTATCGATAAGGAGGCGGGCTCTTTGCTAAAAGGGCTCCTCTCCCCTGCTGCTAAGGAACTTTACAAGTGGAAGGCCGGTGGGGGTAGGTTTGTTGGGGTAGTCAGATCTAAAGGGTGGGCTAATAGAGATTTGGTGCTGGCTCGGTCTGAGTTAAGAGAGGTCGGTAAGCTGCTGGTTTGTTTAGGGGTGCTAGAGTGAGATGCTATGGCAAAGCCTTTCTGCCCACTGCTTTTGAGTGTAGGACTTGTAACAGGGTCTTTGCATGTGCTAAGGATGCTTCCAGTAGTAGAGTTACCAGAAACAAGGTCAGGGTGGCTATACTGGAGGCAGTAGGGCGGGATCCTATGCGTTATGATGAGGTTAACCAAATAGTTACCGAACAGGTAGGAAAAAGTGTTTCGTCTACACATTATCATCTGCACAGATTAAAGCTTGAGGGCAGGATAGAAATGTTCAGAGAACAAGGCTCTGTTTACTATCGCAGACGAGCTTAGTTTGTAAGGACAAAAAGAAAAGTTGTTTCTCGTGTATAGATGAGGGTAAGACACAATGTCACCCTCTTTGTTTTAGATAGGAAACTATGATGCAAGAAAAGCTGGTTCGCGTGCATGTTACAGGTAAGTCTAAGGGTATTGTGAGACCCGTGGCTTCTGTCCATTTCTTTTCTAATGTAGATGGGCTGAGAGACGCCATAGCTGTGCTTACACAAGACGCCTGCGAAGACAAGGATGTCTGTCTTTTCAATGTAAACAGTGTGGAGTCAATTGAAGTATTCTTTAATGATTATAATCCTAAGTTTGGTCGCAGGGACGACTAGCCAAATATGATCCTTAAGATCGCAATCTTTCATTGGGACCGCTGTCCCGCTTGTAGTGGGACTGGGCATAGGGGAACTGTTGGCTCATTTTCTGCGACAAGTGAAGCCCTTCTTGGGGTATCTAAGAAGGACAAGGCGTTGCTTGCTCAGAACATCTGCTTGTGTTGCAGAGGCAAGGGCCAATACAAAACAGATCATGTTATAGCGGCCTATAGTGTTAGCCTTGTTGGCTACCTCCGAAACTACTTCACAGGCTGGTTGCCAAAGGAGTGGCTCTATGATTCTCAGAGTGGAAATGACTCCAGAGGTAAGGCAAGAGTTGGAAGAGAGCGGCGAAGTTAGGGTTGTTGGGGTGGTTAGTCGGGGGAATGGGGAGGTTCTGGTGGGGCTCGAAAAGGCTACCAGAGTAGCCATAGTTGAAGAGATGTTGGTTGACAGGGGAAAGAGGAAAGGCAAAGGCTTTAGGGAAACCAGGATTGTGCCTAGCCTGGAAGAATCTCAGATTGTAATGCTTTGGAATAGCAGGGGTGCCGAGAAAAACTATGAGGGCAGGAACAAACCTGCTTCTCTTAAGTGTGTTACCGATATCAAGGCAGTAAGAAAAACTCTGGCAGCAGTTGGTTTTGAAACCCTTAAGGCTGAAATCACTGCTTATTTTGACTACTGCTTTGCTGGAAAGCACCTGAGAGGCTCTATAAACTATGCCTATAGCTCTATTCAACGCTTCCTGAGTGTATTCCTGGATGAGGACTTTAAGGCTTGGTGGCACTTGAAGGATGAGGTTGAAGATCCCTACCCAGATCACACCCAATTTTTTGCTGATGAGTTTGCCATAGAGTTCCTGGCTGCTAAAGGCTTGGCCCTTCAGAAAGGGACAAAAGACTGGGACGTTTTCGTGACGGGGGCCAGACACCTTCTGGAACTGGAGGACTGCCCAGCAGTTCACAAAAGCTACGAAGACTTGGTTACTATGGTTCTAAGCTGCCTTCGCAAAACGATGTACGGAGACAGACTGGTTATTCCTAGCAGGTCACTTAACCCTAGCTTCTGGTCAGTTATCTTTCCACAGCATCTCAAAGAGGTTTTGGGTCTACCTCCAAGTACTTTTGATGAACTAGGTAGGTAATATTGATGGGCAAGGCTGTTTTAACGGCTCATATGCAGGACAACTATATTTTTCTTGCTATAACGGATAAGGTTTTTCTGGGGGCTGTCAGGGCAGTACTCAAACCTGAGCTTCTTACCAGTTCTATAGCAGCCGAGATTCTACAGATATGCTATGATTTTTTTGACAGGTTCGGGGAGGCCCCTGGTGACCATCTGCATGATGAAGTAGTCAGGATTCTGCCCTTTAAGAAGGAGCCTGACAGGGAGCTATACCTAGACTATCTGACAAAGTTGCAGAGTGAGCGACCCCCACAGAGAAGTTACTGTATTGAGACCATCTCCTCTTTTGTGAAAGAGAGAGAGGTAGGAGAGGCCCTCATTACTGCGGCGGGGCTTCTGCAAAAGGGGCAGGTAGCGGAGGTTCAGAATGTTCTTTTCAGGGCACTTAAAAGTGGGGTGGACCTTGAGAACACGGGGCTGCATTACCGCGAAAGCAAGGGGTATGCAGAAAGGGTAATAGAAGGGCCTGACGGGTTTTATCTGGACTACCTGTGTGGAATAGGAATACCTCCTTTGGGGTGGTTGAAGCTGAAGCGTGGGCAGTTTGTGACTACTTTGGGCTATTACAAATCAGGTAAGACTTGGTTCTTGATGCACCTGGCCCGTGAGGCTTTGCTGAGGGGTTTACGGGTCTTGCATGTTTCCCATGAGGTCAGTCTGGATGAAATGGAGCTTAGATATGATATGATGCTGGGAGCTTTTCATAATAAGGGCCCTGACCCATTTCCAGTACAGTATACCAGGTGGGAGGATTATAGGGTTCCTTCTACTGAGGTAAGACCGTCTGTCCTGAATATAGCTGCCGTGAAAGAGACCCGGCGTAGGATCTTCCGTTTTGGGGGGGATCTGATCATCAAAAAGTATCCAATGGGTTCTTGCACAATGGACGAATTGGAGCGGCTGGTCAATCATTTGGAACAGTTTGAAGGCTGGTCCCCCGATGTTGTTTTGAACGACTATGCAGACATCATGGCCCCCTCTCCTGGGTTTGAGAGGAAAGATACTCGACATGTGGTCAACGAGATTTATGTCAGGCATAAGCGGCTGGCAGATGAGCGTGGGATCCTGGTTGCTACGGTGAGTCAGATCAACAGGGATGGTGCTATTGCTGAGTTTATTCACAGTAATCACATGTCTGAGGATATCAGGAAGGCAGGGAACGTCGATGTAGCTTTAGCTATCAACCAGACCGAGGCTATGAGAAAAGAGAATTGGGGCAGGTTTCATGTTCTGCTGAACAGGTCTGGGCCTATGGGTATTTATTGTTGCTATACTAGCTGTTTCGATACAGGCCAGTTTATTGTTGATACTTGGGAAGAAGAGAAAAAAGATGCACCCAGCAGCAAAGGCAAGCCAAACAGCAGGAAGGTTGGACAGAGATCTGTCTGACAATATTCCTTCCTCTGATTATAAGCTGGTTCCATTAGCAGAGTGGGAGGCGATGTTTGCTGACGCTTCTCCCCACTTTGTTTCCACACCCAATACACACCAGTATGCCTCCATTGCCTGGGCCCTGGACAAGGACAGGGTAGTCTTCTGGCATGATGTAGGCATAGGCAAGACTCTGACAGCCTTGTACACGGCCATTCTGTGGGGCTGCAAAAGAATCTTTGTGGTATGTCCTAACGGAGTAAGGTTTTCCTGGCAAGAGGAAGTGAAGAAGCACTGTAGCGGGTATGACGTTGTCGTTTTTGATGGACCTACAGAAAACAGGAGAGGTGTGCTTGAAGACTTGGTAGAGAGATTGTATAGAGAACCTGACTACCGTGTTATTACTGCAATCAATTACGAAAGCCTTTCTTACCTGTTTGGGATCTCAAAAACTACAGTGATGGGTAAAACCATGCTGAAGTATAAAATCCCACCCGCCATTGGGGTCATGGGGTTTGACTGCCTTATCCTGGATGAGTTGCACCATCTACGAAGCCATCTGACAAACCAGACACTGATCTGTTGGGCTATGAGTGCTGCTGTGGACAAGGTTATTGGGCTTACTGGCACGCCAAGGGACCGGTCGGAAGAAGAGCTTTGGTCAGAGTTTTTTGCGGTAGACAGAGGCAAAAGTCTGGGTAACAATTACTACAGATTTATGAATACCCATTTCAAAAAGAGTAGGTTCAAATATTATCCTAAGCCAGGAACAACAGAAAGGATTTTGTCCCTTGTTGAGCCTGTGACAATGAGGTATGACAGAGCAGAGTGCCAGGACCTGCCGTTGATTCTCACCAAAGAAATTATGTGTCCTATGACTGCGGAGCAGAGCAAGGAACTGATAAAGCTTACTAGCTCAGCCAGAACAATAGGAGAAATGCGGGGTCAGGGTCCTAAGCTGCTGATGGCATGCGGGGGGATTTGTGCTTCTCTGTCGGACGAGGATAATATTGTCTTCCTGAAAAATGCTGCTGGGGGGTATCCTTCCTACAAGCTCGATGCCCTTGTAGAAATAGTAGATGAGCTAGCCGGTAAAATCCTTGTTTTCCATCAGTTTGTGGCAGAGGGGCGGCTTATCGGAAGAATTTTGGAGACACTGGGGTATCCTGTAGTGGAGTTGAGAGGTGAGACCAGGAAGAAACAGGAAGCCCTGGACAGATTTGTAGAGGATCCTGATGTGAGATGCCTGGTTGCTCACCCCCGGTGTGCCAGCGAAGGTATCAACATTCAGCATGTGACCAACAACATCGTTTGGTACAGTCGGGACTGGTCTGCCATAGTACAAAGTCAAGGCGTAGGCAGAATATGGAGAACTGGACAAGAGCGGGAGTGCTTGGTCCTGGATCTGATTGTCAAGGACTCTCCTGACGAAGCTGCCTACCGAGCCATACAAAACAAGGCTGACGCTAACCAAGCGATTTTGGATTGGATGACAAATGCTTGAGAGTGTGACCTTAAGAGATTTCCAGAGCCACAAGCTTTCTGAGCTTGTGTTTTCCAGTGGTCTGAACGTGATTGTTGGGGCCAGCGATAAAGGCAAGACTTCTATCATAAGGGCTTTGGAGTGGGTCAGGCTAAACAGGCCACTAGGTGACAGCTTTGTACGTAGAAGCTTACAGGGTAGACCAGCGTCCAGTGCCCATGTAACTGTAGTGATGGACGGGCATACTATAGAAAGGGTGAGAGGCAAGTCTGGCCCAGATTATAGATTTGATGGGGTGGCTTACAATGTCGTAAACAGGGGCATACCAGAACCTGTAGTTGCCTTGCTATGGCAAGATATCAATGTACAGAGACAGCTAGACAGTCATTTCTTTGTGATGGACCCTTCATCTCAGTCGGCCAGGATGGTAAATGAGGCCACAGGTCTGCTTGCAGTGGACAAGATACTCAAGGTCATAGGGGCCAGGGCAAGAGAAGTTGCGGCTAGAGCTAAGTTTGTACGTGAGCAGGTGGGTAAGGCAGAGGAGGCCATAGCGGATCCCAGGTGGGCCTTGCTGGATGATTACAAAACCACTCTTACTGAGCTAGAAAGCATAGTGACAGAGGGGACGAGACTGGTTGAGCGTAAAGCTTGTTTGGAAACTGTAATTGCATTGATTAATACCCATCAACAGGCATTTGATAGTCAACCTGCTGTGAAGGAACAGACAGTAGCCTCTGCCGAAGAGATAGTAGAAAGTTTACGCGATTTGGGTCTTGTTTCTGTGGCTAAGTGGGACGAAGCTAGTAGAATCCTTGCTTGTATAGAGCAGGCAGAAGCTGTAGTGGGTATAGTTGAGCAGCCTGTCATTGATGCAGACGAGATGAACAGGCTTTATCAAGAGATTGTGGGGTGGAGGGATGATGAAAAAGAGTTGGCTAGGACAAGGACAGCTTTAATCAACTGTTCTGATTGGGCAGCTAGCTCAGAGATCAAAGCCAGTGAGGCCAGGGAAGCCTACAACACCCTTTGGGATAGGCTCGTTGGAGAGCTATCAGAGCTTATTGTCAGTGAGGGAATCTGTCCTGTGTGTAACACAAAGCTTGCTACTGAAGAAAGTCTTGAGCAGGCTATTGTGAACATGTGTGACCTGCTTTTGGAGACAGGAGATGCTTAAGCGAGTTTTGATTTGGGTTTTGTGGTTAGCAGTAATACCTCTTATATTTTTTCTTATTTTGCTTGGTTTTAGCTTTGGTTTGAGTTCTGTTATTGACAAAGCAGCCATTGACGGAGCAGCAAAACAAGAGCATGGCCGACAGGGCTCTATCTACAAAACAACTCACGCTGCTAGGCAGACTGAGGCATATGAAAGAATAGCGGCTGCTTTGGAACGGCTTGCAGATCAGGCAGAAAAGGAGGACAAAAAATGAAGCTTCTTCTTATGTCAGACTTGCACATACGGCAAACAAACCCCAGATGCAGGAAAGACAATTTTTGGCAGACCCAGCTAAGCAAATTCTCTCAGGCAGTAGACATAGCTGTTAAGGAGGGTTGCTCTTTCATTCTACAGGCAGGGGATTTCTTCGACAACCCAAGACAGCCTCTGAGCGTTCTTTTCCACTATATTCCTTTATTGAAAAAGGTTCCAGTGCTTACTGTTTATGGACAGCACGATCTTTACATGAGATCTTATGAGGCTGTAGACAAGACAGCTATGGCTCTGCTGGACCAAGCGGGGATAATCAGGTGCCTGGGGGAGGATCCTTTTCTGGTCGATGACGTAGCCTTTTATGGTGGCTCTTACGGAAGGCCGGTGCCGTCCCCTTACACCACAGAGGAAAGAAATATTCTAGTTCTGCATGCTCCTGTAGGAACAAAGCAATTATTCCCTGACCACAAACTGGTTTCTCCTGAAGAAGCCGCTTACGATTACCTGGGCTATGATCTCATCTTGTGCGGTGACTACCACTACCCATTTCAGGTGTTTACAGGAGATCCAGGGACCTGGGTAGTTAACATGGGGGCCCTTGTTCGTCTGACCATATCTGCAATTGACAGGGCTTTAATGCCTTCTGTTGGGGTATATGATACCAGGATAGACTATGAACACGGGATAACGGTGCATAAACTGGACGTTGTCCCTTCTGAGGTGGTGTTTGATTTGTCTACTCTTGAAGATGAAGACAAAACTACAGTAGAAATGTTTGGGCTTTTTGATGCTCTTAAGAGAGATGGCAGGGTAGGAGTGGACTTTGTCCAAAATCTAAGGTTGGCTATGGACAAAAGCACCTTGTGCCCCGACGCAAGGAAAGAGCTTGAATCTGTTATAGAGGAGACTAAAGATGAGTAATATAATGAGCAGGGCTACAGACTTGGTAGCCCGCTTGCATAAGGCCAGGGTGGACAGAGCCAAGGCAGAGGCCAGTATGGAAGCTGCCATGAAACGGTTGAAAGACGAGTTTGACCTAGACACAGTCGCTGCTGCCAGGGAACGACTGAAAGAGCTAGAAGAAGATATTGCTGGCAATAAACAGCAAGAGGGTGTCCTTGATACTAAGCTAGACAGGATAGAAAAAGAGGCTTTTGGAGACAGCAGGTGATCTCTCTGGCTGAAAGACAAAGATTCTTTACCCAGCAGGAAACTATCCTGGATGGGCACAGAAAGGCTTTGAAAGTCCACAGGACGGAACTGGCTGACCTGGAAACCAGGGCTACCTACTTGGAAGAGGGCAGGAGCCTGGTTAATGACGTAGCTATCGTGACCCAAAGAGAAATAAGTAGCTACATTAGCGACGTGGTTACTCTGGCTCTTGCCAGCATTTATGGTGACGAGTACTCCTTTGTGGCAGAGTATGAGATCAAGCGGGACATCCCACAATTGGTCTGTACTGTCAGGAAGGGAGACTTGATTCTAGATCCCAGAGGAGAAGAGGTGGGTGGCGGGGTATTGGATGTATGTGCCTTGGGGCTGAGGCTGGTGCTTTGGTCCCTTTCCAGGTCCAGGGTCCCCTCCCTGCTGCTGCTGGACGAGCCTTTCAGGTTTGTAAGGAGCCCAGGGCAGGACCTTATGCCAAAGGCGGCAGAGGTCTTGAAAGAACTGAGCAGGATGATGAGTGTGCAGATTATTGTGGCTACCCACAGTCCTGAATTGGCAGAGGCAGCAGACTCGGTCTTCGTGGTGACCCAGGCAGACGGGGTATCCTCTGTGGAAAAAAGGCAGTAGTTTGGTCTGTCTTGGGGTATACTGTAATGGATGGATGCTCTTTACCAACCCACCTCCCGAAGCGGACGGCTTAGCGATAAAGCCCAGGACACCTACCTATAACTAAGTCGCGGGTTTGCTGCCAACTCACTTGCTCGGACAAGAACCTGCCTGATTGGTTTCTGGGCGGTCATAGACAAAGCTGGGCTTCCCCGCTTCGGGTAATTTTACATGGCTGTTTGGGTTTGAAGTGCTGACTACAGATCCAACGAGGTGAGAGTTGCTCGCCCCTTCTCCACCTAACAGCCATCTAGAGCCCAGGAACGGTCCCCTCCTGGGCTCTACTATAACGGGGTAGAGGAATGGTACCTCAGCGGGTTCATGTCCCGTATGTTGCAGGTTCGAGTCCTGCCCCCGTTACCATACTTTGGAGAAAATACTGTGTTGTATCAAGTAGTAGGTGCTACAGGAGCAGAGCTTGCCAAGGAGGCAATGTGGCTGGCTTGGAAAGCTTGTGGTGGCCCTAAAGGAATGGGTGTATTTCAGGACAGACCTCTTGCTACTAAAGTAGAGGTTGTTGCGGCTGCTGCCGGGGCATATGATTATGGGGGTTCTGTTCACAAGCAATCAGGGCCGGGAACATTGGACGGGGATTACGTCTTTGGCCGAATGATGAAGCTCCGCATGCAGTTTGCTGGTAATGAAATCACTCTAACAGACGGTCCTCTCTCTCCAGGCTACCATGATTGGGATCGTTTGTACCCCTCCTATGAGGCCCTGTTGATAGCGGCTGCTGAAAGCCTGGGTGTTGACCTGCTAAGAGATAATGGGCTTGTAGCCCAATTCAGCTTGGCTAAAGATAAACCCGCCCCATCTAAGGAGATCGAGTAATGTCAGGTTCGCAGGCTGTAAAGGTTTTTGTTCTTGTCGTTGCCTTCCTTGCGATGATATCAGTCTGCTGGTTTGCAGACTATACCTTTTATCCCAGTGTCCAGAGAGAGGCTGCTCTGGATCAATTTGATGCAAAAAAAGCAGATTCTGCCTTTGTAGTTATGAGAGCTACCCAGTCTTCAAAAAACGTGGTCAAGTCTATGCCTGTTGTAGTTACCTTTGTGTTGGGGATCGCCCTGTTTTGGAAGGAGGTTAAAAGGGGCGTGCTTTACTTGTTCCAAAAACCCTCTTGTAGATAGGAAACCTTGCTATGAAGATTCGACTTTTGCTGGTAGCCGCTTTGGTGGCAGCATGTACTCTGGTAGGCTGTTCTCAGTATGACACCCCGGAGTATGTGGAGATTGGCAACAACGAAACGGCCTACCTGGTGACGCTTGAAGGCTCACCCCAGGCCAAGAAGAACGTATCCTACAGCGTTGACGACCTGAAGCAAATGGAGCTTCCACCCACTACCAAGAGGGTGCAGATTCCTCACAGGTGGAACAAGTTGGGTTATTGGTACAGAGATGGTGTGTGGATCCCTATTGTTAGGGTCCTGGTTGTTAACAGAACACCAGAAACCCGTGAATGGGAAGCTGAGGCTGGCAAGGGTACCTCTAAGAACAACGAGGCCCTGTGGATTGAGTCCAGTGACAGCATCGAGTTCTCCTGTTCAATCACCTGTACGGCCATGATCAAACCAGAAGATGCTTCGATGTTTCTGTTTTACTACCCTACTACAGTAAGTGGTAAGTCCGATGTACTTGGTGAAAGAGCCCTTTCACGAGCAACACTGGCCCCGATCATGGATGGAGAGATTCGAGGAAGAATCCAGTCTTCGGCTGCGGAGTTTTGCTCCGGGCTGGCAATGACAGAACTAAGAACCAAGAAGAAGGAAATGCTGCTGTTTGTGCAAGAACAGACCGTTGCTTTCTTTGCAGAGCGTGGCATTTCTATCACCAACCTGGGTCTTGGTGGAGGTTTTGTTTACCGAGATCAGAAGATTCAGGATTCTATCAACGAGAACTTCGTGGCCCAGCAACTCATGGTCGTGAATAAGGCCAAGCTGGATGCTCAGGAAGACGACAACAAGCGTGTTCGGCTGGCTGCTGAGGCCCAGGGTGACGCTATGGCAGAGGTCGAGCTTAGGGCTGCGAAGGGCGTGGCCGATGGCATGCGAGAGATTGCGAAGGCCGCATCTGAGGCCCAGACAAACCCCTTGTTCTACAAGCTCAGGGTGCTGGAGACGCTGAACCAAGCTGTAGATAAGTGGGACGGCAGCGTGCCCCGATGGTTGTTTATGCCTACTGGGAACGGGAATGGAATAGCTCCTCCCGCCATGCTGCTCAACATCCCTGCCGAGCCTGACGTTGCTACCTCGCAGGTAAGGTAGAAATGTATAAGTGCTTGAGGGTGGTAGTTTTGTCTCTTTCTGCCACCTGCTACGGAGACCTGGGGGTGGGGGGTGTTCCATCCCCAGGTCTCATTTTTGTGTCCAGAAAGTTTTGTGCTTGGGGTATACTGGGGAATTCGGAAGGATGCCAGAGCGGTAATGGCCTGGGCCGCTAACCCAGAGGCTGGTTCGCCAGCGGAGGTTCAAATCCTCCTCCTTCCGCCAAGAAAGGGGTTTTTTGCTATGGTTCCGGATAAACCTGGTATTTGGGTTGCTTTAGACCGAATGGGCTCACCAGAAGTAACCATTCTTGTTGAGGGCACAGCACCAGATAACCTTGAGGAGGTGTACAGGAACGCTCATGGTTGGGATTCTGCTCCTCTTGCTGACTGGACTCAACTTGACCGGAAAAGAAACTGGGTTTTTGTTATGGACATCGAAACAGCTAAAGCTAAAGTTGACCAGTGGGATTATGACGAACGTAAAGAAAAGGAGGCCACCTAATGGCCTGGCTACATTTGGTTGCTGAAGAGCCCACTACCTGTGCTATAGAGGAAGACTATCAGTTCATTCATGATCTTTCTGGCTGGCACAAGCATGACATACAAAACTATGCCGAGTCATGGGCATACCGTAGGCTACTGGACTATGCCGACAGGTTTCATGTCCATGCTACAGTGGTAAAAACGCCTCCCAGGGGTTGGTGCAGACGAAGGGCTGGTATACTTAAAAAAGAGATAGAGTTCAAGCAACTACGCCTTGCCCGACTACTGAGAATAGCTAACCGCTAGAAAGGTAAGAGTTATGGCTTTACACGGTTTGGGTAGACTTGTGGCTGTTGATCCTAGAGATGGGTTGCACCTGCTCTTTAGAAAGGCTAAGAAGAGCAAGAGGGTAACTAGATATTGGTATGACAATCGCTGGTGGGCTGACCAGGGCGAGACACCCCACTGTGTAGGCTATGCCTGGGCACACTGGCTGGTCAATACCCCTGTAATCAATTACATGGACCCAAACGGGCTATATGCCCTTGCCCAGCAGAATGACGAGTGGCCTGGTGAGGATTATGATGGTACCACTGTCAGGGCTGGAGCCAAGGTGCTTAGGACCCTTGGGTTTATCCATGAGTATAAGTGGGCTTTTACCCTTGATACCCTTGTGGAAGCTCTACTGGAAAAAGGCCCTGTGGTTGTGGGTACAGACTGGTATGAGGCCATGTCCAATCCCAATCGTTATGGCAAGATCAAGATAGGGGGTAAGAAGGAAGGAGGGCATGCTTACTTGCTGACTGGAGTGGATACGAAGAAAAGAGTTTTCAGAATAAAGAATTCTTGGGGTCGTGCCTGGGGTAAACAGGGAAGAGCCCTCATCGGATTTGCAGAAATGAGAATATTGCTTCGGGAAAAAGGTGAGGCTTGCTTGGCTGTGGAGCGGGCAGTTACATCGGAAGGGTTGCCCAAAGCAGTTAAAAAGTAATCTCTAGTTTTAGGAGCTAACTATGCTTAAGTTAGATGGGCATTAAGTAAACTGTGTATAATCCCTGTTGGGATAACTTCAAAAGAGGATGCCCAGCAGGCGGCAAGGTGCTGTTAGCTCACTGGTGAGAGCGTTCGGCTGTGGCCCGAAAGGGTAGGGATCGTAACCCTACGGCACCCCATACTTTTTAGGAGCTTGCTGCTATGCCTATCGGTGATGAGGACTACCTAGAGGACTTCCCAGATGACTGGGACAAGGTTCCTAATGACGTTCTTTTTGATCTAGTTAAAACCGCTGTCCGGGCACCCAACATAGCAGACACAATGTTGGGCCTGGTAGTCGCTGTACTAGAAAAAGAGCTTGTTGAAGGGAATCATTCCTTTCACTTTGCTATCCAGGTATGCACCCTCCTTAGTGATTTGACAGGACCCATTTTGGGAAACAAAACAAATCCTGTTACAGTTACAGATTCCGAGCTATACCATTGTCTGGTCAATACGCTTGAGCTTGTGCTACCCAGGCTGAAGAAGATCCAGGCAGATCTGGAAGAGCAAGAAAGGAGTGGTTGAAATGGACGATGCCGAGGGTGTGGGTGTTCCTATTAAAGCTTCAGAAATATACTGGTCAGTAAAGCCTGTTTTGAAAGAAGCTGAGGGGGGAGAGCAGTTTGTAGAGCTACTGTGGGGCTGGACAGCAGGCTGGTCCCAAGAAAGAATTGATGAGTTAGCTGAGGACTGTCCCAAAGGGTCGGCCTCAGTAAAGATGTCTTTGGCTGGAGCAAGGGCTCTCAGAGACAGACTGGATGCGTTGTTGGGAGACTAAGGAAGGTTCGCCTAACGGTATGGCAGCAGACTTGAAATCTGCCGGCTTCGGCCATGAGAGTTCGACTCCCTCACCTTCCGCCAATTTTTTGTTGAAAAGGTCCTGTGATTGGGGTATACTGTGCCAGGCAACAACTAATTGTTTTTCTATTTGAAGTGGTTATATAATGGCAAACGAAAAACCTTACAGAATGCACGGGCTCCATGGCAAATGTCATTACAACGTCCTGGTTGTGAATGAGACTGTTTGTGGAGATTGTGTGCATTACAAAGTTTGCTCCATGGAAATGGAAAAGTTTTGTATCAACTACGAGTTTGGGACATCAGCTAGCACGAGGTGTCATAGGTGCTTGCACCACTATACTCGCTATGCTACACACAAGCCGCTACCTTGTTTTCGATGCAACTTCTTTTCCAGGAGGAAGCCTAGCCTAGTGCCACGGTCTCTTTGGATACAGAAACTAGTGGACGAGCGAAAGGAGGCTTTCCGACGAGGGCTGGATGCCTCCGCTAAGATGATTGCCGAAGGTCGGACTGAGCCTTATTGGCATCGCTAGCGTGGCTCAACGGTAGAGCAGGACTTTTGTAAAGTTCAGGTTGGGGGTTCGACTCCCTCCGCTAGCTCCATAAAGGAGACTGGTTATGAAAATCTCTCATACACAACTTAATCTAGCCACTGGGCTCTTGACTGTGTCTTTATTTCATGAGGATCCAGACAAAGGAGACTTTGACATAAGAGACGAGGCTTGCCGAGTATCTCTGCATGTCCTGGCAGAGGATACAGCCTACACCCTGAGAATGTCTCCTGAAACGACTAGGTGGTTGATTGACAGGCTAGAAGCTGCCATAGAGAGAGTCCCGGTAAAAGGATAGACCACCACCAATTTTTTGTTGAAAAGGTCCTGTGATTGGGGTATACTGTGCCAGGCGACAATCCTTTACTTTAGGAGTGGTGTGATGAAGATCGCCGTTGTGGTCGGACAGGATGGGCGGTTTGTCGAGGCTTTTACAGACCATGCAGGGCCTGTAGAGGTCGAGTTCCTCCCCGTTGACGAGTCTGGAGACGAGGACATTGCTGACATGGTCAGAATCCCCGTCACCATGCCAGTTCAAGAGGATCTGTATCCTTTTGAAGACGAGGACGAGGACGAGGACGAGCCTGAAGACGAGTCTGTAGCCGATTGCCCTGAGATCGAGGCCGACGAGGAGGAGTAGACGCAAGGCGGGCAGGTGTCCAGTACGCATGGGTTTCTTAAGCGG